CTGGAAGCCATGAATCAAGGGCTTCAAGTGTCGCCGACTGGTTAGGATCGAGTGTCGAGTTGAGGATCAGCCACCGCATTAGGCGGTTCCTGAAGTCCAGCAGCTCGGGTATGTTACTTGGAACTGTGTTAAGAAACACAGGCCTAATGTCCCATCCATGTAAGAAATCACACCCACAAGACTCACGGAAAGCTCCTGTGAAGAAGCTCTTCTGTTGGTTTATGCGAAGGCCGAGGCATTCCAAGAGTGCGGTTACCTCTTGATAGAGGTGATTTGGAACGACGATGTCGTCACCAAAGACCGCAACTTCGGAAGGCTTAGGCCACCTGTGATACGAACGATGGAACACAGCGCAGCTTAAGGCAAGAAATAGGAGGGACTCAACCGCGAAGGTGAATCCACATCCCATAGTTGCCAGCTTCCCGAGACGTAGTGTTTCGTCGCCTATGGTGCATTTCCGAGTGGAAATGTCAACAAGGAGACGATACCACTGGTCGGGCAGCATCAGCTGAGCTAGACGAAGACTTATAAGGTCAGACGCTGAGGAGAGATCAATCGTACAAAACGTACCATTAACCGACCCCTCACGAGCTAGAGAACGATTCATTGTCGGCTCTGACAAATCAAAACCAAGGCGCTTTATGCGTTTCTTGATAAAATGATCGACAGCTAGCTGACAATAGATGTTCATCGTAGGCTCGATCGCGATTACGCGGTCGACCTTCCAAGTCTTCGGGACAACAACTACACGCGATTCATCTCTAACGTTAAGTACGGTGGACCAGAATTTATTCTGGTCCAGGATTGCCCACATTGGAACCTGAAAGGCTCTTCTATAGGAATCCTCTAATGAACCATACCAGCGTTGATCAGAGACTATCGCTGAACGCGCATGATCCAAACAGGCAGCACTGCAATCATAAGGCCATTGCTGGTACTTATAATAAGCAGATATAACTGGATACAATCCAGACTGGCTGTTCGATCCAGGACCATGACGGCCAAACAAGAAGAGCTTATCATCCAGGGGAGGTTTCTCACCGAGGATGCTGGTGATGAAGAACCGAGCAAGATAGATATCTTGCGAAAGCTGCTCATCACCCAAGCAATTCGAGCTGAGTACCTTACGGTAACCAACGCCATTCCACTTGTGGCATAGCTTATCGTTGCGGACAAAAGCCGCAATTGACTCGCTACGCCTACGAGCAGGATCGCTGAAGTTGCTTGTTGATAATCTCTTCAGGACAGACGATAGGAGGTAAGCCCAGGCGAATTCTTCGCCCGGCTTCTCTCCGCAGGCCCACTTACACTGTGGGGGACGATGCTCGTTAGCCCAGGTGTCCCAGTCAGGCAGGGTTTTAATACCCTGTATCTGACTACGAACATCCAGGCCGCCCGATGTCGCCTTGGCACAATCTTCGGCTAACAGCCGAAGGACCCTGAACGGAAAATCCGTCGCGGGCCGAATTCTGAACGCATTTCGCGTAGGATTCATACTGATAACATGAGAAGTTATACGAAGGGACCTAAGTCCCGGGAAGCACAGCTGAGGTCAGGCTAAGGCCCATTACTAGGCCTAAGCCCTACTAAGCTATGTTAACGCGTGGAATTAACC